CGCCCGACGCATCCGGACCGCTCCACGAGGCCAGCTCTAGCGCGTCGAACGCGCCGCCGTCGCCCTGGGCGTCTGGCCCGGACCAGTAGACCAGCTCCCCGACGGTGAAGCTGCCGCCGTCAGCGGTCGCATCCGGACCCGCCCAGCTCGCCAGCTCCAGCGCGTCAAAGGTGCCAGCTTCGCCGAACGATTGCGGCCCCTGCCACAAGCTCTCGATGTTGACGGAGTAGGCGCCGCCGTCGGCCGTAGCGTCTGGCCCTGCCCAGTTGGCCAGTTCGAGCGCTCCAAAGGTGCCGCCGTCCGCGTCGCTGCCCGGTCCCGTCCAGTTGGCCAGTTCGACCGCCCCGAAGTTGCCGCCGTCGCCGTCAGCGTCAGGGCCAGACCAGAGCGCCGCCTCGGCCGCGTCAAAGCTGCCACCGTCGGCAATGGCGTCAGGCCCGGCCCAGGAGGCGTTTTCGCTGGCGGTAAACTCGGCCTGCGTTCCGTTTGCGCTTGGGCCCATCCACACCGCGAACTCAAGCGCCCCGAAGCTGCCCGCGTCGCCGCTAGCGTCAGGGCCGCCCCACGACTGATCCTCCTGCGCTGCCCATGAGCCGCCGTCGCCGACCGCCGTAGAGCCGCTCCAGTTGGCCGTCTCAAGCGCCGCGAACGAGCCGCCCACGCCGAGGGCGTCCGGCCCCGACCAGTTGGCGGCCTCGGCCACGTCGAAGCTACCGCCGTCGCCCTGGGCGTCAGGCCCAACCCACGACGCCAGCTCAAGCGCCGCGAAGGTACCGCCCGCGCCGAGGGCGTCAGGTCCGCCCCACGTCGCTTCCTCGTTGACCCCGAAGTTGCCGCCCCAGCCCGAGGCGTCTGGCCCGGACCAGTTGGCAAGCTCTAGCGCGCTGAACGAACCGCCCGCACCCGAGGCGTCAGGCCCCGCGTAATCGGCCTCCTCGGCCGCGCCAAAGGTACCGCCCGCGGCCGAGGCGTCAGGCCCGGACCAGTTGGCCGTCTCCAGCGCCGAGAAGAGCGCCGTCGAGCCGTCAGCCTCGGGCCCCTGCCAGTCGGCCGACCGCGACGCCGCAAAGACACCGGCGTCAGCAACCGCGTCGGGCCCACCCCAGGTGGCCTGCTCGTTGACGCCGAAGGTGCCGCCGAACGCGACCGCAACAGGCCCAGCCCACGACGCCACGATAGGCGGACGGCGCCGGTTCTGCGCACCCGTGGTGACGTACCACAGGTCCGAGTACCACTTGCGGTCCTGCGTCGGCATTAGGCCGGCCGCGTGCGGCTGGTGTACTCGATGATGACGTCGATCTCTCCGGCGGTCGCTTCGAGCCGGACGCCCGAGGGCTGCGCCGGAATCCACCCCGTGTCGATGCGCGTCTCGTCGAGCTGCGAGCACTCCGACGCCGACAGCGCCGCGGTGTCCGCCGGGTCGGCCACGCCGGTCGAGAGCTCGTGGACGTTGCGAAAGAGGACCACAACGCCGGTCGCATCGCCCGACAGGAGCAGGCGGAAGTCGTTGGCCAGCGGCATGTCGACGGTAGCCGAGGGACTGCCCGTCGTCAGCGACACGCGCGCCACCTGGAAGAAGTCACGAAGAGCCATCGTGCGCCGCATGTCAGACCGCCTGTTCGAGCACTGGGTAGAAGGCGAGGGCCAAGATCTGGCCGAACCAATACTGGCCGTAGGAAATGGTGACGGCGACAGTCGACCACGCTGGGGCGGCTGCCGCAAGCACCTCAAGACATTGCGTTTCATTACCGACACTTGAGGGCGCAGTGCTCCCTTCCTCCCATCTAGCCCCTTGCGTCCAAGTGCCGGCGTCAACAGCGAAATTGCTTGTCGGCGTCAACGCTCCGACCTGCAAAACGAAACCCTCGTCGCTTGCCGGGGCGAAGTAGGAACCACCCCAGACCATCACGGCGACGCGCATCCGGGTGCAGTACGGTGGCACGCGCAGCAGGAACGTATCCGTTTCGGTGCCAGCATAGAACACGGTGTTCTGCGTCAGCGTCACCACGGTCGGAGGCGTACCCCACCCACAGACTAGCGCGTGCTGCCGCGATTCAATGGTCCGCACGATGGCGGCGTCGCCGGCGGTGTAGTCTTCGAGCGACGCGGCCCGCGGAAGCAGATCAAGGCTGACGTCGAACTGCGGTGGCCTGCTCATGGTGACATTCTCCACACCTGGATCGTCTCAAAGTACGCCCACTCACTCGCCCCACAGGCGTCGACCTGCGCGGTAATGTCCACGTCGGCAGGGCCGAGCTCGACTTGGAAGGAGCCCCATGCGTCAGCCGTGACCGGAAACTCGGTCGCCCCGATGCGAATGGTCCCCGGCGTGCCGTTGCTGGTCCGCAGGAAGTAGTCCACGAAGTAGGTCCGCTGGCGAACGTCAGACGCCGGAATGCGCCCCCGTCCAGCCACCACCGGCTGCGTGTTAGCGTACACGCCCCAAGCCGCCCATCCGCTTGTCTTTGAGAAGGACGCGCCGCTGATGTCGTACTGGTGCAAATGAGAGAAGACGCACGCCGGCCGGTCGCGAGCAATAAACACTGGCCCGTTGAGCAGCCGCGCTGCAAGCTCGGTGTTGACGGTGGCGCCGGCCGCGTAGCTGAGGGCAGCGCTTTGGCGGTAGCCACTTGGGTACGCCCGCACGCCGGGAGCAGACGCCACCCAATAGGCCACCACGCTGCACACCTCAAGCACCTTGCCCGCGCCCGGCGCGAGGGCCAGCGTCCACTCCTCGTTGCCCGCGGCCGGTGTGGCCGTCAGCGTGTAGCTCGCAAACGTCAAGCCCGACACCGCGGCCGTGACCGTCGAGCTGCCGCCGTAGAGCTTGAGGTCACCGCCCGCGCCCGCCGTCGTCGAGCGCGCTAGCACCTCGACGCGCAGCTGGATGCCCAGTCCTGCAGACTGCAGGTCATAGCCACGACGTGAAATGAATCGCAGAACCGTCAACTCGGAGCCGCTCGGTGAAGCTATTGGCTTACCGTGCCACGCAGCCACCGGCGTCTCAGCGACTGCATAGACCTCGTTGTGGTTTTCCAAGCACAGGCGCCACGCGCTGCTGCCCGAACTGGCGAGCGTCTCGATGGGCGGCACTAGGTCCGTCAAGTCCTGCGGCGTGTAGGTCATGCCTCAAACTCCTGGTCGAGCCGCACAAACAGATGCTGTTGCTGCGTCGAGATGCAGTCGGCGTAAACGTCGTAAGTGATCCAGCTGTCATCATCGGCCGGGAACGTTGCGGTCGTAGCGCCCGCCGTCAGCGTCAAGACCGTCGACGAGTTGACCGCCGAGATGATGCGGTCCTCGAACGTGGTGTCGTCGCCGCGCCGGTAGACCCGGACCTTCTGGCCCGACGCGAAGCCGGTCGTGTCGTCCACCTGGACGACCGTCGAGCTCAGCCACCCCGTGATCACCGCCGCCGGACACAGCACCCTCGGCCTGCGCTGCTGACCCGCCACGAGGAACGTCAGCTTGCGCGTTCCGTCCCCGAGGCTCTCGTGCTCGCCGATGACCCGCGCGGGCGTGTCGGCCGAGACCTCGCCGGTCACCCAGTCCCAGATCGCGGGATGCGACAGGACCAATCGGCACGGATTGCCGACGTGGAGGTCAAGCCCCGAGCGCACCGGCAGTGTCACGACAAGCTGCCCGTCGGACAGCCCGAGCATCTTGCCACCGTAGATGAGCGCAGACGCGGTGCTGATGCCCGGCGCGATGACCGTGACGTCCCTCGCACCCTCGGCCTGCTGTCGCGGCACGTCGCGGACGACGCTGATCGTCTTCCGCTCTCGCAGACTGTCCTCAATGCGGATCACGTTTGGCGTCTCAAACAGGCGTTCGGCCGTGGTTCCCCCGATGAGCACGTCGCCCGGACCCACTTGCGCGGACACGCCTGGCGTATCCAACGACGTCGGCACGGCCTCAATGCGGACATATCCGTCCGCCCCCTGCCGCTGCGTCAGGCAGTAGCCTTGCAGCGCGAGCCAGCCGCCCACGATGTTCTCGACGCTGGCCTTGTCGTCGCTGATGCCGTCGACGTACTGCGCCGTCAGCGGGAAGCGCGAGACGTCGAGCCAGGTGTCTGGCAGTGCGAGCCCCATGCCGAAAGGCAGCGTGTCGAAGGCGCCGCGCTCGCCCGTGCCGGAGCTCGTCGCGATGGTGCGGATGATTTCAGCCAGAGGCCCACGGTATCCGGCGCAAACGGTGATGCGAGTCGCACTGGCCCAAGGGTTGCCGCGCGTTGTGCCCATCAAGGCGCGCTGCGACAACCGCACTGCAAGGAAGCCGTCAACGCCCACGTCCTCGTCGATCGCGTCATAGGCAGCCAACTCGACGCCGTCGTCATTCTCAAGAGTGACGTAGCCCTCCGACGGCCAGCCAAGCGGCTGACCATCTGCTTCAAGCTCCTTCTTGACCACGAGCCACGCCGAGGGCGAGCTATTGGGGTCGAAGGCCATGGCAAACGCGTCGACCTCAAGCGTCGAAGGAATGCTCAGGAAAACCTGACGGCGTACGACGGACTGCGTCAATCCGGTCGCAAACCAAGCAAACACCTCGGCAGTCAAGTCCTGCTTGCCAAAGGTTCCGGGATTGGCTGCCCGAGCCTCGAAGGTCAACACCGGCGAAGGCCGCGACTCGTCCACGTCGAGCACCGTTGCGTGGCGGTACTCGGTGTTGATGTTGGTTCCGAGGTCGGTCATGACGATGTCGCCCCACTCTTTGAGCGAGTAGATACGACCGCCATAGGTTGCGTTGGCGACCGGAGTCCAGCGCTCCGCATCGGTCTCGACGTTGGAAAACACCATCCGATCCGAGTTGCTAACGTAGACCGGATAGAGGCCGAGCGGATTTGCTTCGTGCTCCAACCCACCGCCCAGCGTTGTGAACATCACCTCGCCCTTGGCAGTGCCCCCGAGCTGCTGCGCCAACAGGCGATGGGCCGGCAGCGCGCGGAGCAGCATCTGGCGCCCGTCGACCTGCGGTTGCGCGTCGATGTAGCCCTTCCAAAGCTCGCGGCAGTAGGACCCGACGGTGTTGGCCGTCGCCGCCAGTGCCCGCCCGTCAGGCCCGACGAGGTGCTCGTAGAGCGTGACCAACCGCCCGCGCCAGTAGAGCGGCGTGTCGGTCGCGAAGCGGTAGCCGCTGGCCGTGCTGCTGGGGTGATAGTGCGCCCACCCAGCCACGGCCCGGACGCAGTTCTGGAAGGTGGTCGGCGTCGTGCCGTCGTAGTCGATGCGCTCGCGCCCAAGGTAGAAGGACCCCTTGGTGTCCCAGCCCGTGGTCGAGTCCACGGTGACCGTGGTCGCGGTGCCGTCAAGGTCCGCCGTCAGCTTCGCCCTCTTGGTCGGCTGGCGGAAGAGCGTCACGCTGTTGGCGGCAAGCACGTCCAATGCCAGGACGAAGTCGACCGACCGCCCGCGTGCGAGGCCGGCCACGCGGTCGAGCTCGGAGCTGATAGCGTCGGACTCACGCACCCGAAGCGCCCCGCGGACCACGACCGCGTCCGAAGGCGACGCGATGTCCACGTCAGCCGTGGTGAGCAGGCGGGTCTCGAGGAAGGCATACGGGATGCCCTCGATAGCCAGCCCGAGGACGCGACTATACCCCGCGTCAATGAGGTCGCCCCATGCCGTCATGGCTCCTCCACTGCGAGCGTCATGGAGACCTCCGCCCAAAGCTGCGCCTCGCCCAGCCACGTCGGCGTCGTCGTCGACATGACGCGACCGTCAATGCGCCCGTTGGGCCGCAGCGGCTCAAGGATGTCGTCGAGGTTGCCGACGAGCGTGACCTTGCCCCGCTGGCACCAGCCAAAGAGCCAAGCGTCAAGCGCCCACTTGTGGAGCGTCAGGCGCACCGTGAGCACCCGAGCGGCGCCCCAGGTGTAGCCCATATCGCGCTCCATGCGGTCGTTCAGGCGCTCGTCGTCGGCGTCCACGCGATGGGCTTGCGTGTAGAAGCCCGCGATGGGGATAGCCACGGGCGCGATGCGCTGCGACGTGAACGAGGTCGCGGTGGCCGTCGGCGACAGCGACGCTTCTTGGGTTAGGCCCATGATGACCGCCAGCCGGTCGGGCGCCGTCAGCGTCGCCGAGCTTGCCGGCGTCACCGTGTACAGCCCGCCCGCGTGCGTCGTCGGAGCGCCCGCCGTGGTGAGCGCGGTCGCAAGCTCGTCGGCGCGGTAAGCGCTTGGCGCGGCCGGAATGGTGTAGGTCGTCGCGCCCACCTTGAGGCTGCGATACCCCGCCTCGCTCGTGTCGATGTAGCCGTAGAGCATGGCCGCCGGCGGCGGTAGCACGTCGGGCAGCGGGTGTTGCAGCGCCTGCGATAGCGTCCTCATGGCGTGGCCACCCCGTTCAGCACGACCTCGACGATGCCAGGGAGACGCCCCTGCGGCTGCATGACCGAGCCCGTCACGCGCATGCGCCCGAGCCACACGCCCTCGGCGACCACGTCCCAGATGCCAGACCGAAGCGTGCGCACCTGCGCAAAGGCGTCAGCGAAGTCGAACGCCACCGCCACGCTCAGCGACGCTGCTTGCCACCGTAGCGGCGCGACAGCGGTCGCGTCGGCCGACACCCCGCCCTTGCCCGTCGACCAGCCCGGAGGGGCCATCCGAAGGCCCTGTGGCACGATGACCGCGGGCACCGTGCTGCCGGTGTACGAGGACGCCCCCGAAGCCGAGCTGGGGAGGCCCGTCAGCGTGGCCACGTCGGACCCGAGCCCGAGCGTGAAGTTGCTCGACCGTGAGACCGTCAGCGCGCCGGTGGCGTCGACCGACAGCGCAAACGAGTTGTCGCGCAGCCGCTGCGTCGCCGCTTGGACTGCGCGCGCCATGATGGACCACGCGCTCTCGCGCTCGTCGCCGTCGACGCCAGTGGACTGGAGGCTGGCGCTGCCGATGATGGGCGACGCCGGGAAGAACGCAGCGACCATCACCAACCTCCCGCGCTAGCCATGCCCGTGTTGCGCGCCTGCTGCTCCGCCTGGCGAAAAGCCCGCGCCGTGCTCTGGCCGTCCACGATACCCGTCTGGAGGTTGTAGACGTTCGTGATGGCGCCGCCGCCGGAGCTTCCGGAGCTGCCCGTAGTGGCCGATGCAGGCTTTTCGGTCGGTGGTTTTTGGCCTCCTCCTTCGGTCTTGACGACGCCGCCCGCGACAAGCCCAAACATAGTAGCCGCAGTGAAGTGGCCGACCGACTGCGCAGGGTTCGTGAACATGGTCGCAAAACCCATGGCCGTTTCGTAGATGGCTCGAATGCCCGCCTCGGCCTTGACGCCCCCAATCTGCTTAGCGACTGCGCCCGCGATGCTGCTGGCACTCGCGCCGACCGCGGCAGCGAGCCCCGTCTGGCCTTCTTTGTAATTGCCCATCTGCGTCGCGACTTGGTCGACGACCTTAGCAATATCGGCAAACGCCGGCACTGCCATTTGCGAGAGCTGGCTGATGCCGTCTTTGTAGCTTTCCACCTCTTGCAACGGCATGGCGAGCTTCTGCTTCTCGAGCTCCTCGCGGGCCTTCTTGTCGGCCGCCAGAGCCTCTTCGCGCATCTTCTTTTCGGCCTCGGCAGCCTTCTCTTTCGCGCCCGTCAGGTTGTCTACGCCTTCCTTAAGCTTGGTATAGGCGTCCGTCTGTTTCTTGACAGCATTGGCAACCTTGTCCTCGTTGACGGCACCAAGCAGGTCAAGCTCCCCGCGGGCCTTGAGCACTTCGTCGATCGCCTTCAGCTGTTCCTCAAGCTCTTTACGAACCTTTTGAACCTCTTCGCCAGCCTTGCCCTTCGGAACATCTGCAAGCTGGGCCAGAACCCCGCGAATCTCATCCCGCTTTTTCTGGATCTCAAGCTGAACCTTAAGCGCTTCGGCCGTCTGCTCCTTGGCTTGTTCTAGAGTGACCGGCTGAACGCGCGACGCCAGCAATTCATTGACGCCCTTGATCTGTGTCTCAAGCTGCTTTCTGACTTCTTCGTGAGCCTTGGCATATTGGCCGGTCGGAAGCGCAGACAGCTCAGCGGTCAGGCGCGCCTTCAGCGCTTCGGCCTGCACAAACAGGTCCTTCTCGCGCTTGATCGCGTCTTCGCGCTCCATCTCCTGGATGCGCAGCTCCTTCAGCTTGTCGCGGGCCTGCTCGGCCTTCTCCAGCGCTTCCTTTTCGCGCTCCGCCTTGCTCTTCCCGCCACCGCCACCGGAAGGGACGACCGGCTTGTCAGCGGCAACGTCCGCAGCCGCTCCTGCGAGGACGACTGTGTCCTTTGTCAGGCCGACCATCTGCTTCAACGCGGCGACCTGCTTGTCCATTTCAATTCTGGCGAGCTTCGCTTGGTTGGCCTTCGCTCCAGTAAGGGTCACTCCGACGAATGAAAACGAGTTGATTTCCTGCTCAAGCTCTAGCTGGCGCTTTTTCTTCTCGGTCAGCTCACCTTCGCCGTAGTTGAGTACCTCGGTCGCAAAACCACGCACGCGGTTTTCTTTGTTAAGCTTTTCGTCGAGCTCAAGCACTCGGTTCTTGACCTTGAAGTGCTCAGCTTGAAGCTGATTCAGCAACTCTTGACCATGGGTGTGAACAGTCGTCGCAATGCGCTCCTCGCGTTCAAGCTCCTTCTGCGTTTCGAGCTTGTCGCGCAGCTGCTCCTCAAGGTCCTTAACCCGGTCAACCTCTGCCTTGTGGTCCAGCTCGGCTTGGATGCGACGCGCGCCGGCCTCGTCTTTCAGGAGCTGCGCATGCCGAAGCTGCTCCTGCAATATCTGCGTCTGAAGGTCTCGCTGCTCAGTCACGCTGCCGCGCTCGGCTTCTTGCAAGGCGGTAATCTCATCCCGCAGCTCACTGGCTCTTTCCGCCTGTTCCGCCAACCTCTCGTTGAGCTTCTCGGTGGCCTCCTTGGCCTCCTCGGATTCCTCCGTGAAGAACTTGTAGACCTCGATTGCGCCCTGGACAATCTCGCTCACGTTGCCAAAGACGCCGGTGACCTTTTCGATAGCGCCGAACAGGCTATCAAAGCTTCCGGTTACGCCTTCAAGGCCTTCACCAAACGAGTCAAGACCGCCGTTGAAGCGCTCCCACGCGCTCTGATTGTCGTCGGCAGCGTCGGTGTTGTCGTCCGAAGCATCCGTCAGGTCGCGCAACTGGTCCTCAAGCGCCTTCATCCGGCGCTTGGCGTCCTCGAGCATCTTCCGGGTTTCGTCCTCACCCGTCAGACTGATGTCAAGCTCCGTTCTGCCCGCGCCCAGTCCCATAGTGACGCTCCCATCCTGCTAGGTCATGCAGGTCCCGGACCACCCATGCGGGCAGGTCATCGCCGCGGAGGGTACCACAGACCTCCCGCTCTTGCTGCAAACCACGCAACACGCGCAATCTCGCGCTGTTGCGCACCTCGCCGATAGGGCAGGAGGGCCAGAGGACGTCGTAGAGCTTGCCGCCTGCGCAAAGCTCATCGCACGCGCCTTTGCCGACGCAGTGATACCCCCACCGGGCCAACTCCTGGAGGCTGGCCGCCACGCGGATGAGAGCTATTTCGTGACCGCTAAAGGGTTGGTGCTAACCCGGTAGATGAAGGCCCCCAGCGACCGCTGGAAATGCCACGGAATAGGCTCCGCGCCGCTGATTAGCGCCTTGTCGCCCTCGTGAACGCCCGCATCCACCAGTGCGCCGAGCATCTTGCCGTCGTCCGACAGCGGTACGGCGTCGAACTCCCGCCGTGTCAGCGCTCGCACCCGCACCCGCGTAGCATCTTCCCCCGCAATCACGTCTGAAATCGGCACCCATTCGTTGTTGCCACGCTCCCCGACACCGGACACGTCCGGGTCGGAGGTGTTCACCACTTCGAAATAGGCCGTGTTGACCCGCTGCAACCCCATCTGCGTCTCCTCAGATGGCGTCAGGCGAACGACACGCGGAACGCCGTGCCCTTCACGGTGCTCGTCCCGGTGGTGCCGTCGTCTGGCGCAATGACATTGCGGACTTCGAGCACGCGCTCAAAGCCCCAGATACCGCCAAGGTCGACCGGCTTGCTCGTGCTCTGCACTTGGAGCGCAGGACCGTAGGCCGCGACATGGAATCCCTGCTGCGCGCCGCGTGCCGACAGGTACCAGGCGCGCTTTACGGCCTCGCCTGGCGTGCTCTGGCTGGCCATGTCGGCGTAGATGTCCTCGGTGGTCTTGCGCTCGGTGATGACCGCCGTTCGGTCCGTGGTCACCAGCTGCGAAACACCCTGCGCCGACTGCGCGCAAAGGGCCTCGGCGAGGGTCTGCGTCACGACGATGGACACCTCCGAGAAGCACTCGTAGGCGTCGGCAATGCTGTCGTAGACGCCGGCCGTGTTGATGACCGGGCCGAGCTGCGTGCGAGGGAACGAGAACGCCGGAGCCGTCAGCCCGCTGACGTAGTCCCAATCAAGGAACTGCAGCGTGATGGCGACCGTCACCTGCGTCTTCGAGTTGGCCGTGATGGTGCAGTTCGTGACGCGACCGTCGTAGGCCCGGAAGCCACCGTCGACGCTGCCGGCCGTCGCGAACTGCATGGTGAAGGGGAGATTGGCAAGGCCACCCGTCCCGAATGCCACGGTGACCGAGGCGCTCGCCGAGTTGCCCGGCGTGTCCTCCATGTCGAAGGGCAGGTTGACCTCGTCGGGATTCGGCCCCGTGTCGACCGTCTGCACCCACGAAATTTGGCGGTTGCCGTTGTCGAGCAGCACGCCCGCGCCTTGGCCAATCCAGTCGGCGCTGGCGCTCGCGACGAGCAGCTGGTCCGCACTACCGCCCGAGATAGCGCCGATCGCTGCCAGCTGCTGAAGCGTGCCAAAGGCGTCGGCGATGAGCTTGTGCTCGATGGTGGTAGCAATGGCGCCACCAACGCCGACGTTACAGTTTGTCAGCACGAACGTGAGCTGCGCGGTGGCGCCGGCCTTGCTGCCCGGCTTCTTGTCGCTGGCGCCGAACACCGGCCGCTGCGTCGGCTGGCCCAAAGCCTCCTGCTCGCCAGCGGGCATAAACATGCCCTGCGAGTCGATGGCGTCGGTGTCCGCAAAGGAGGTCTCGGCAGTGCCCCACGCGCTCTGCTGCTTGACCCAGATTCGTCCGAGCTTGGTCGGTCCCAGTGCCATGAGCTACCTCCTCAACCTGTGATGACAGCGCCGTCGAGCTTGTACACGACGACGACGGAAAACGCACTCGTAATGCTACTTGGCGAGGCCTCGGTCAGGCCCACCGGCTGGACGTCTACGCGCATGACGCCCGGCGCAGTCTCAAAGAGCCGCTCGGCCTTGGACCAAAAGCGCTCGGAGTCCGACGCGATGCGGTCCTCGACGCCGGCTTGCATGGCCGCATAAAAGAACGTCGCGGTGAACTCGACGCGCCAAGTGTCGCAGTTGTTGATTTCGACGCGCGCCGGCTGGGCCGCCAGCGTCAGAGTAAAGACGCGGTCGGGCGCCGAGTCCGGGTCGATGGCCCCGGCGTCGAGGTGCCGGAAGCGGTCGCTCGCGTGGGCCCGCACATCCGGGATGGCGCTCTCGATGGCCGCCGCCAGCGCTTGTCGAATGGTCGAGGCGCGCGTCATGTGCGGCACAGCCTGATGGTCTTAGGACTCCGCAGATCGGACGCGTCCACCTTGCCGTCGTCCTGCTCGTCGTAGTAGGCGCCCGCCAGCGCAAACTCCATCTGCTGCTTGAGCTCCTCCTCCATCCGGTCGACAAACGTCGTGCCGTCGAAGCCCGGAGGAATGAGCCCGTCGCGCGCAAGCTCGATGCGAAGCGCCGCCATGCCTGCGTCAGCAAGCAGGCTCTGGTCGCCGACGAGGTACGGCATGCGGCCCGACGCCATGACGCGCTGGATGACCCGCCGCGACGCCCGCTCGGCAACGCCGACCCAGTACTCGGACCGCTTGCCGGCCGCGACGCCAGGGAACGCATAGCCCGCGTGACGGGCTGCGACGTCCGGCGTCATCGGCACGCTGAATACGGTGCGACATACGCAGGCCGGTTCGAGGTAGTTGCTGACCTGACCCGCCGTCGGAGTGACGAGCCAACGCAGCTGATACCACTGGCCGACCTGCGCAGTCGACGCGCTCGGGATGGTGGCCGACAGCGTAGCCCCGTAGAGGCTGCACGCGGTCGTGACCGTCACACCGAGAGTGTCCTGGTACGAGACGGTCGTACCGGACACCGACGAGGGGCGGATGAGCGCCGCACCCTCGGTCGGATTAACCAGCCAGTAGGCCCGGCCGGCCGTGATGGTGCCCGCTCCGGCCGCCACCACGAAAGAGAAGTCCCCGACGCTGGCGATCGCTCGCGACACCGGGTCGAGGGTCACGCTGGGAGACGACAGCGTGACACCCGCCGATGAGACGAACGCCAGCGTCGCAGACGCGGGACGCACCGGCGGCACGAGCTCCACCGGTGCGCTTTGGTTTTGCTGAAGAAACCGCATGGCGTCTCCTCACACGCGGTTGGGCTTCAGACCTCAGAGCCGACGATGCCGTCAGGCAGGGCCGAGACGGCCGCGCTGATAGCGAAGTCGAGCGAGTACTTGCCCGCCTTGCTGTCTTCGTCGATCTGCACCTGAAGGTCCGGCGCGCTGCGCTCCCAGAAGATGAGCGGCGAGCTAGAGCGCGACACGAGGAACCAGTTGTCGGCATCGCTCAGGTGGTTCCAGACGATGGTCTGAATCCCGTAGGAGCCCGCCATGTTGAGCTGGTTCTGGTCGCTGGTGACGGCCGAGCCGAGGGCCTGACCGGCAGCCTCCTCGAGGTCCGGCGGAACGATCAAATAAAAGCCACCCTCGGCGACGACATCGCGCGGCAGGCCCTGGTAGTCGCGCCACCGGCGGAACATGGCGATGGCCGCCATGATGGCCGCGGAGTCAAGAGCCGTGGTGAGCTTGTTGGACCGCGTGCCGATGGCCGTGGTGTGGTCCACAGCGCAGAGGGCCTTGCCGTCGACCGACGTGGTCTGCGTCGAGAACGCGCCAGCGAGGACCTCGGCAGCCTTGGCCGCGTAGGTCGAAGCGGTCGCCACGCCGATGCGCTGCGGCAGCGTGGTGGTCGACTCGGGCACGTCCTTGGCGTCGTACTTGTCCACGCGGACCTGCACGCCGTACTTCTCGTACTCGACGAGCTGCGGCGTCAGGGCCTCAAGCTCCTGCACCGGGAGGTCGCCGCCCATCCACTTCGGAATCTGGGACACGCCGGTAATGGGCGAGATGCGGAGGTCGGCGATATCGTTGCGACGGTAGTCGAACGCCTGCGCCCACTGCTCGCTGACCGAGAAGACGCCCTCGAAGAAGCGCTCGACGACGGTCTGCTTGACGTTGGTATTGTTGAAGTTGGTAGCCATGTCAGTGACCTCCTATCAGTCGAGCGGCTGGAGAGAGACGATGAACTCCTTCGCGTCCGCCTGGTTCGCCGCGGAAGCCGCGTTGAACTGGCCCGTCAGGGAGATGACCACGTCGGAGTTGGTGTCGAGCGCAAGGTCCGCCAAATGGCTTCCCGAAACGAGGACCGCCGAACCAGCCGACAGCGACCGAACCTGAAGCAGGTCGTTAGCGATGCTGCCCGAGACAAAGCCGTCGATGACCTCGTTGTTGACGACGTCATGAGCCGCGACCGTGGCCACAACGTGGCTTCCGATCTTGACCTTGGTCAGGAAGGTGTCGGAACCGTTGGTCGACGGCAGCTTCAGCGCATAGTCAATGCTAAGCTTGTAGGGGCTGCGCAGAAAAAACGCCGGCACAGTGACCTCGGCCATGACGATCTCGGCAGTCGAGTTCGTGGCCCGGGTGAACGACGCAGGCTGAAACAGATTGGCAGGCTTTGCCATGTTGTCCTCCGAGTGAAAGAGCCGGCCCGCGCCGGTGCCCGACCACTATGGGCGCGCCGGCGAGAGCCTGCAATCACCACCAGAAACCCCTAACAATCACCGACGCTTGGCTTTGTCAAAACCCTTGGAAACGGTGATGTCCACACCCTGCCCGAGCTCGCGCTGCATGACCTGCGCCGCCGTCGGACGGTTGCGCGACAGGGCCTTTCGCGCGGCCTGCACGTTGGCCCACACCTGGGGGTCATACCAGACGTACACGCCCAGCTTGCCGTCGCGCTCGAAGCCCAGCGGCGGACGCATCCCCGCCGGCGCGTCCATGGCGCCCATGGCCTTGTGCTTGTGGTAGATGCGAGCGCAGGCCGGCGGCATCGACCCGTCCGTGTGGCGCGCTCCGCAACGGAACCAGTGCATGCGCTCCATGCCCGGAGGGGCAAACCACATGCCCACCTCGTCGGTCTTCGAGATGTCGTCGAGGTCGCGCACGAACCGCTCCGCCTGCGCGCGCTGCTCGGCGAGGGCCTTTTCCAGGTCGAAGTTGGTCGTCATGGCTCACCCCCGAGGTTTTTCGCGATGGTCCGCCGCACAAGCTCCTGGTCAAAGACCTTGCGGTCTTCAAGCTTCTGCTGGCCACGGTTGCGCGCGGTCTTCTCGATGCGCTCGACCACGCCGGCCGTGACGTCACCCGCCGGCCTTGACGCGGGCGCAAAGATGTCCGCATGCGAAGCCCTGAACTCTTCGAGGGCCTTGCGCCCGTCGGCCGTCCGCGGGTCGACCTGCGGCGCGACCTGGGCGAGGAGCGACGGGCTGACACGAGCACCCGCCCGCGTGAGGTAGCCCACCACCTCCTCGCGCTGCGAGGCTGCCAGCTGCTGGCGCTGCTGGTCCAAGAACGCAGCTTGCTGCGCCCGGAGGTCCGCCATCTGCTTTTCGAGCTCCGCCGCCCGAAGCTCCGCCTCGCTCGGCCCCTTCTTCGCGGCAGGCTTTGCGGGAGCTTTGACGGTCGCACGCCGCTGCTCCTGCTTGGCCTTCTGCTTTGCCCGCAATGCTGCGAGCTGGTCTTTAAGCGCCATGTCTCCCTCCTGCTCTTACGCGGCCTCGACGTCAGCCACTTCGGCCTCGGCCTCTGCCCCGTCCTCGAGGACCTCGTCCTCTTCGTCCCCGGCCTCGTCCATGTACTCAAGGTGCTGGATCAGACGCGCCAGCATCTCAGCCACTTTCGCCTCAAGCTCGGTCGTCGGCTCGGCTGGCAGCAGCGCCACCAGCTCGTCCGCGAGGATACCCAGCTTGTCCACGTTCTCCTGAAACTCGTCCATCTCACACCCCCAGCAGCTCGGACCTCCGACGCTCTGCACCTCGCAGACGTCGGTCCATCCGCCCTAGCTCGACGGCTTGACCGATGCGGCGCGCAAACGCCTCATCGATGTTTGCCTTGATTTCGGCCACGAACTGGCGGCGCTCCTGGTCGGAGTACTGAAGCACGCTCGTGGACTCCTTGCGACCCGCCAGCGTGGCCACCTGCGCCTGCGCCACGCCCTTCTTGCGCGAGCCGTAAAAGCTCACCTTGACGCGGTTGACCGCCATGGCCCGGACGCCCAGAGAGCGCCACAGAGACCCAGTGCGCTTAAAGTCGCGACGACGTGCCCCCGGCGCGAGGTCGAGATAGCGGTCGTAGTTTTCGTAGCAGGCCCAGCCCTTGAAGACGCCCTGCGTCGAGATGAACAGGTAGCCCGGGGGCTGCGGCTGTGTCGGCGGAATCCACCAGCGGTTCGCCTCGTCCTTGCTGCGCCCCGTCGTCGCGTAGCTGCCCAGCTGGCTGAAGGGCTGGCCCGTCGCGGCAATGCCACGCAGAGCACGGTCGCGGATGCGCTCGGCCAGATGTGTCGCGGCATTCTTCAGCGGCACAATGAGCTTCTTCGACAGCTCGTCGAGCTTGTCGAAGCCCTTGTGCTGGATGTCATATCCCACCACTTGGCACCTCCTCCGGCGGCTCGACGGCTACGGTCTCCGCGACCGCCTGCTCCGCCTCCGGCATCAGACGCGCGTCAAGCTCCTCGTCCGCCAGCATGCGACGCAGGGCCTCCTCGACCCCAATTCCATCCATCTTGGCGCGGGCGCGGACCTTGCCGATGAGGCCAAGCGTCTGCTGGAGCTGAAGGGCCTGCGCGTCGTGCAGCGGGTCGGCAGGCAGCACCGGCTCGCGGAACTCGAGCTCCACCTTCGCCGGCGGCAGGACCTCGACGCCACGCACTGCGTTGACGTACGCGCGGACAAGGTCGTAGCACCGCTGCTCGCCGCGCTGAAGCTCGTCGAGGTACTTCTGGCGCTCGGTGTCGCGGTCAATCTGCTCCATCTTCTTGGCCAGCGCCGTGATGCCCGCCGACTTCAGGAACGTCGCCGGGTTCATGCCCTGCGCCGAGATGACGGCTCGCATGTACTGCTCGTTGGTCGCCGCGTACCCCGCGAGGTCCGGCTGCGGTCGCGCGAAGTCCAGGCGCGCGGTCGGGTCCCCGAACGCCGCCAGCGTCTCGGGCCCGGTGTCCATGTTCTCGGCCTCGCCCGCGCTGACGCCCGAGACGTACATCTGCGAGTAGCCCTGCAACCGCGCGATGTGCCCGAGGTCGGTCATGTCGTGGTTAATGGCCCGCTGCGCGTCCAGCAGGTCGTCGGGCGCGTAGCACCACCATGCCCCAGAGACCGTGTCGTCTCCACGCATGCACACGACGGGGATGCGGCCGAACGGATTGACTCCGCCAAACGGCGGCGGGTACTCGGCCGCGTACTCGTCCATCCAGGTGATATCGCTGGCCGTGAAGCGCGCGGTCGCGTAGCGCACCCCGCCGAGGTCCGGGTCCTGCTCGATAGGCACAAGGATGCGCCACGCCGAGACCTCGTCCTCCGACTGCGCCAGCGGGTCTGTCAGCTCCACCGCCTGGTCATGCGGCGGCATGGTCACGCAGCGCAGCGAGGCCCCGTTCGGGAACAGCCAGACCGTCGACTGGTTCAAGGTCACAAGCTGCCCGTAGGCCGCTTGCATCGCCTTATCGACGCCGGCCTCGGAGTACACAAGCTCGATGACGCGCAGCACGGCCTCCGGCAGCGGCAGCCCCGTCACCGGGTCCACGAAGGCCCGCGTGCGCTTCATGGAAGCCATCTCGCGGGCATTGCGCCAGATAAACGGGACGACGCGCTGGACGTGCTTCTGCCACGTCTTCGGGTACAACCTAGCCCGCTGCCGGCGGCTGTCCTCCATGTTGCGATGCAGGTACTCCCAGAGGATGCGCATCTTGTCGCGCCAGACCTGCGAGCCCGGCCCGTCCGTGAGGTATCGCCACCCACCGTTCAGCTGAAGCGCCAGACTCATATCGAGACCTCACAAGTGCTTTCGGCTCAGCATGTAAGCCGTCGAGTGCCGGGAGTGTAGCATCACCTGATGCATGCGCAAAGCGTCGCACCCGTGGTCAAAGACGTTGTCTTTGTGCGGGATGTTGGTGATTACGCCAAACATGTCCTGCTTGTACCTGTAGTTCTGGACGCATGCAACGATCCCGCGCCGCTCGTCCGTCTTCGCTAGGTGCCGAGCGAAGAGCAGCATGGGCGAGCGCTCCACCGGGTCGAGCTGGTCACGCACCAGCTCAATGCCCTCGGCGACGCTCTGCTCAAGGCGGCTGTTCATGCGGTGCACTTGCGACTTCGGGAACTGCTCAAGGCACCACTGAATCTCGCGCTTCACGGCGCGGTCGCAGACGATGTGCGTGGGCTCGCGCTGAAGGCGCTTGCACCGCATGACAATCTCCTCGTGGAGCTTGCCCGTCGGCACGTTGTCGGGGCACAGCTCGTCGAAGACGATGCTGCGGCCCTGCGGGTCGCGGGCAACCCAGAGGACGTGGGGATACTGGTCGCCGGCGTCGTAGGCTAGGTCATACTCCATGTTGGCGAGGAAGCGGCTGAACTCGACGCAGTGCCGCTGCTCGTCGAACTCGGCCCAGATGACCGACTCCGGCCGCAGGATTTCGGCGAGGACCTCCTGCCGCCAGCGTCGCGCGCTGTAGTGGACCCGCAGGCCGTCGAGGTAGTTGGCCGGCAAGTGCGGGTTGTCTAACGCGGTGTTGCGCCACCAGCCCCACCGCATCAGCTCCTTGCGGCGCTCGCCCTCGTCCTTGATGCCCTTGGCCTTGGTCCGAGCCTCGTGGAACTTGGCCACCACCCCGCGCAACCCGTTGGGCGTAGTCGTGCCGAAGATCTGGCGCCACTTGCTCCCCGGCCGCCGGATACGCCCGTCGACCGTGTCCCAGACCTCAAGCGATCGCGGGATGGTCTCGATCTCGTCCATCCACGCGGTCGAGAACTCGAAGCCCAGCAGGTTGGCGATCTTCGCGTAGGTGCGGGCAAAGACCTTGCCCCCGCACACGAGGGTCTGTTCCTTGGCCGCCTTGTGCCACTTGCCACTGGCGAGCGGGTACCCCGACTGCTCCATCTCCTCGACGTAGCGGTGCCAGTGCGGCAGGTTTACGTTGCTGACCTGGTCGTGCGTCGGACCGCTCAGCATGTGCCAGCCGCCCGGGTTGGCGATGACGCCCATGACAAACTCCGCCCCGGCCCACGCGGTCTTACCCGCGCCGATGCCCCCTAGGTGCAGCTTCTGCGTCTTCGGGCTCGTATACCGGCCCTTGACCGGGTCCCACTCCGGCAGCGACAGCCCCGCGCAGTGCGCCTGCATCATGTGCGGCATGGGCTTGTACGTCGTGACCGAGCAGAAGAACTGGAGCAGCAGACGCCGGTCTTTGCTTAGCTCTTCGCGAAGCTCTCGCCACCCTCGCATCTTGATGCTGGCGGCTGCCTTGCGAGCGCTGCTCTTCATCATTCAAAATCCTCCATGCAGTTGCTGCCACTGCTGGTACTTGTCCGTTGCCAAGGGCTGCAAGTCTGTGTAACCGAGCGGCCACCCCATTAGCCACTCGACCCACGTCGGGTTCAACATTCCACCAGCTTGCGCTGCTAAGGTTGGCGTGTTCCGCTCCTTCTCTGATTGATAGTTGCCCTCCTTCGCATTGTGTGCTGTTGGGGTTGGCCACAAGCATTTCTTCTCGAACATCGGACCATATTGAGCTTCCCACTTCTGAATCAAGTCCTTGTTGCTCTCGTCTTTGATGTTGGGCCTGCGATCGAAATGCATCGCAAGACTTTCCAGCCTCATTTGAACGTGCCCGCCATGCCGCTTTGCTCTGGCTGCCAAAAGCTCCAGTGGTTGGTTGGTTTGAGTTTTGACTGGTGTCGGCAGCAACAATCCAGATTCGTTCTCTCTTGTGAGGAGCTCCGGTGTTTTCTGCTGAAACAACACCCCATCGCGCATCATACCCCATCGCGGCAAGGTCACCGAGGACTCTGGCAAGGCCTCGTCCCACAAGCATCGGTGAGTTCTCCACGAACGCGTAACGAGGTCGTACCTCGCTGATAATTCGTGCCATGTGTGACCACATTGAAGAGCGCTTTCCGTCAATTCCTGCACCCTTTCCGGCAGCGCTGATGTCCTGGCAGGGAAAGCCTCCAGAAACGACGTCAACACGGCCTCGCCATGGGCGGCCGTCAAAGGTTTGAACGTCATCCCAGATTGGGAAAGGCGGCAATGTTTTGTCGTTTTGACGGGCAACCAAGACGCTTGCAGCGTAGGCGTTCCACTCAACAGCGCACACGGTGCGCCATCCAAGCAGGTGTCCGCCGAGTATGCCTCCACCAGCGCCCGCGAAAAGAGCCAGCTCATTCATTGTCTCCTCAACTGACGATGTTGTCATCACCGGTCCCGCGCTCCGGAAAGGGGAGGGGCAGCTGGAGGTCGAGCGGCACCTGGACAAGCTGGTTGTCAGCGGTCGCGTTAGCCCCAAAGCGCTCGGCCATCAGCCGCAGGTGGCGCAGCTGCGCGGCCGCAAGCTTCTCGTAGCTCAGGATGTGCTCGTCCTCCTCGTCCATCTTTGCCAGCATCGAGCGAAGACGCAGGCAGTCGGCCGCCTGAAGCATCATGACGGTCTGGATGTTGAGCGCATTGTCGTCGAACAGCCGCTCGACCGCCTGCGCGACGTGCGCCGGGTAGTACTCGCGGAACACCTGCCAGCCGAACGGGATGCTCGACTCGCGCGCGTCAGCCGCTTCGCGCGAAACGTTGTGCATTTTCTTGGCACTTGGTCGCGGCGCCTTCTCGGTTGGCACTTTGACGACCGTTTTTTTCGATGTGCCACGGGATTTCATGGGTATTTATAACCTTTTCTGGGGCCCCGTCCTCCGTTTTTCGGGGGGGCAAGC